GTGTTCCTTCAGGACTGATCCCCATGATTCGACGGTTGTGTCGGGAGGATGAAATACCTGTCGAACTTTTAGACAGGCGAGTCCGGATGAACGAAGCTGTTCCCCCGTTGGAAAAGACTTTGATTGGTCCAAATGAGACTATTACTTTACGGAAGGAGCAGATAACAGCAGGTCGCTTCTTAATTGAAAAGGAGCGGGGGATCATAGAGATTCCCGGAGCAGTAGGAAAGACTGAATTGACCATCGCGGCCATCAAAAGTGTGGTTAATTTGGGGGATGTATTGATTGTGGTTCACACCAACGAAATAAGGGAAGAGTGGGCTAAACGATTAGTCACGCGGGGGGTAGATCCCGCTTTGGTGGGAACAATAGATGGCGAACGCTACGACATAAACCGAATTACAATATCCAATGTTCAGCTTCTGGCCGCACGGATATGGGATAGGAGGCTTACAGACTATCTCAGCCAGGTCTATTGTGTGGTCGTTGACGAGTGTCATAAGGGGGGAGCCGATACCTACCAAAGAGTATTCAATCAGTTGACCAACGCTCTTTACCGCTGGGGTCTCAGCGCAACTCCTCTTGAATATGATAGAGCGAGAAACTGGAGACTGATTGGAATGTTGGGACCTCTTCGTTATAGATTAGATCAGGAAGAACCTACCGAAGAAGGTTCCATTGCTCGAGTAATATACCACGCTATCTCTGTTCCCAGAGTGGTCTATGGAACGCTCCCTTCTTTGGTAACGTGGCAGGATTATTACGACTACTATCTGCATAAGTCGCCCTTCATGCATTGCCTGATCCGCAACTGCACTCGCGCCTATCCGCAATTACAGAGGCTCGTTCTTATAAATAACATAGAACAAGGCAGAGCAATTTGTAGGGGTCTTTCTGGATCCAAATTCGTGCACGGAGGAACTTCCGAAGCTGTTAGAGACCACCGTTTTCGAGACTTTCAGCAAGGACGATATTCGATTTTGGTTAGCAGTTCGATACTCGAATCCGGAATCAACGTTCCAGAGATTCGTCAGATTACATTGGGGGGTGGCTTAGAGAGTCCCATAAAATTTGTTCAGAGCATTGCTCGTGGCCAACGGAAAAAGAGCGGAGGGGAAAACGTCGTTCATATACACGACTTTATGTTCGATGTTCCCTATCTTAAAGAACATTCTGAGAAACGATTCAACATGATAAGGGAGCGCTTTCACAAGGCAGAAATATGTCACACGATATAACAAACGAAATACGTGTTCGTAGATTTACAATTTTGGTGCATTCTATTACTGGTCGTTGGTATCTGAACATAAACTCTCCCTTGGGAAAACAGAGAAACTACACCGTCTTTCGTAACGTGGTTATGGAATTACTCCTCCGTAAATTGTCTGTAGGTGAATACCTAAAGGCGTTAAGGCCCTCAGAGAAATGGAACGCAGCCTTATATTTTCGCCTTGACATCATGAACGAAGTCGTACACACCCGAAAACCTGCGGCAAACGGAAACAGACTGGATGCAGAAATTGCGTGGCTTCGATCCGTTGTTAGCTCCTTCGGAGAAAACCCTCTGTATGTTCTGAATGTTCTCTGGAATCAGCTTTCCCCCCAAACCCAAACTCGATTTATTCAGTATCGAGATTTAAACATTGTAACAACACATGAAGATAAGTGAGCAATTCGAGCGGTACATCCTGCAGCAACTGATCGTGGATGAACGGTTCTTCAATTCCTACGTTACCCACCTGCTGCCCACCTATTTTATGGACAATCCTTATCGAGCACAATTACTATCCCTGATTTCTGATTGTAAGGTCAGAGGCCGAGAAAGACCAAGTGTGGGATACCTTGCGGAGAGAATACAGGCACTTCCCAGTACCATACAATCCGGATGCTTGTTAGAGTTAGGTCTCATTGAAGAGACTGAAGTTGACATGACTTCCGCTGAAGTTGATGAACTGCTTACTGAATTCATCTTCTCCCGTTCTCTTCGAGAAACATTATCGCGTTGCATAGACCATCTGGAGGCTGGAGATTACGAACAGATAAGACGGGACGTAGATTCAGCCTTCGATCTGCACCGGGAAGAGCGGGAGTTGGGGTTGTCCTACTTCGATATACATGGGAGAGAAAGTCGTATGGTAGAGTTACCCCCCCAAGTCCCCACTCCATGGCCCTCGATCAACAAGGTTCTTCGTGGGGGTTTGGGTTGTGGGGAATTGGGTCTCATAATCGCTCCTCCTAAAAGCAACAAGACACAGCTTCTATTGCATCTAATATTGGGAGCGCTCCTGACCCGTACCCCTTCTGTTTACTTTTCGATGGAAGTGGCCGAACTCATTCTGGCCGCAAGGTTGGATGCATTATTGTCGGGACGAGAGTTCGATGAGACCAGAGAGTTTCCCCAGGAAGTAAAAGATCGAGTAAGCAGCGTTGGACGGGTGGTTAAATCTCCGGTAACGTTCAAGCAATATCCTTCCGGTCATCCTACCGTAAATTCCTTGCGGCAGTTTCTGTTATCATGGGAGGCCCAAAACAACAAGAAGGTTGGATTGGTAATTGTAGATTACGCCGATCTGATGGCGCCAGAAAAGCATTATAAGGATCCAAGACATAATCTTAATGATATTTATGTTGGCTTGCGAGGGCTGGCTGTGGAACTACAGATTCCTCTTTGGACAGCCAGTCAAACAAATAAAGACAGTGTAGGCGCAGCACTTGTGGAGGGAACGGATGTTGCCGAAGACTTCAGAAAGATTGCTACCGCCGACTTCGTTATGTCCATAAACCAAACTGATCAGGAACTCCGCAGGGATCTAATGCGGTTATTTGTGACCTATAGTCGAAATACCAAACGGGGGATTTCAGTTCCGATGGAAATAACCCATACTCGAACAATCCGGGAGATTCAATCGTGAAGGAATATCTCAGAAAGTTTGGGATGTATAAGGAGAGTAGCGGGAAGAATGGAACAGAGTATGGCGTTAGCTGCCCATTCTGTACTCTTAGGGGTCTTAGCCCCGATACGAGTTTCCACCTTTCTATAAATGATGACTTAGGCGTGTGCCATTGTTTCCGTTGTGGATACTCTACAACGCTTTCTAAGATGCTCCGGGAATACGACGGCAGCATCTATGTCCACGAAAAAACTCGGCAACAAGAAACGAAAGAGACATCACCAGACGTAGCAATAGCAGGCTTTACCGAATTGGGGAAGCAGAAAGAGGGGGAGTTACGATATGCAGAGCGAGTTCGGAACTATCTGCACATTCGGGGGTGGACAGACGAGATGATCGCTGATCGGAGGGTTGGGTATTCGTTCAATCGCCGATTGTACAACCGTGTTATACTCCCCTGCTTCGATGACCAGAATAATTTGGTTTATCACACCGCCCGATCCATTGTATCCGGTCTTGAACCAAAGTACCTAAACCCCAAGATGAGCAAGGATCGAGCGCTTTATAATCTACAGGCAGCTGTGTATCTACACCCGCTTGTTCCGGTTTTAGTGGAAGGAGCCTTCGATTGTGTGTTCCCCCACTTTGTGGGTCTTTTAGGGAAGAGACCCAGTGGGGCACAGTTGGATCTTCTGGTTTCCACTTTTCCCAGAAAAGAATTTATTATCTGCTTGGACCAAGATGCTCTTAGAGACTCTATTTGGTTGGGAGAACAACTTAAGAATCGAGGAGCCTCTTCTGTACGTATCGCGGAATGCCCAGGAAAGGATCCCGGAAGTTCGGATATAGCACAACTCGTTACACAAATTTCTTCGGCTAAAACCCTTTCCAGAATTTCCTCTCTTCGTCTTAGGCTCTCGCCGTCGTAAGACGCGAGAGCTATTTAAGAATAGCGTTAGCTATTCTTAAATATGTATAACTCTATATAATAGATAATACATATTATAGGGGGGTGAGCAACCCCCCCTTTTCAGACGTTTTACTTCATGAAGACCCCGTTATCGGGGGTTTTACCCTCCTGGGGGGTCGTCTACGGGGGGTATTCCGGCCGTTAGGGGTTTTATACCCCCCCAGCTGGGGACGCCCTGAAGAGGCTTTAAAGGACGATTTTGGCTAACTTTCTTTTTTTGCGTAACTTAATACCCCCCGAAAAGGGGCCCAAAGGGGGGTTGTTACGCCTCTCCTTTTCAGGTGCTTTTACCCCTAAGTTTCCGGTTTTGCTTAACTTAGTAGCCCTAAGAAACCCCAGAAAGTTCTTGCGAAAGCGGTTTTTTCTTTGTAAATTGAATGCGTAAAGGTTACGGTTCTCTGACATGACGACGGTTGACCCCCTTTGGAAAGGGACCCCCGTCTGTGCCGCTGAATCCCGGTAGCGTCTCTCGCGGTTATCGCGAAAACCACGCCTTGCTCTTTCTCATGCCCTCATTAGCCGACCCCAAGTTGAGAAACTTGCGGAGGGAGTGGGCGAATTCAATGGGACGCGAAAGGTCTGTTCAGAAAACGGTTTGTTCTGGTTTAAAACTGGAGTTCACAGGTAATCAGCCCACGACCGGAAGCGAGATGTCGGCCGCTACCTTTTCGACGTCGAAAACGCCAGGTATTGTTCCCGCAACCTGGCGTTCTGTGTTAGGGTGGCTCCCTACACACCGATGATGACAAGCCCACGGTTTCAACTCCTTAGGAGGATTCTGTCATGCTTACTTCCCGACAAGTAAAAAACTGGTTGACCGAGAATGGCTGCTTGTGGAGACC